ATATTATCAACAATTTTGAACATACCATCTTCACTAGTAGCCTCAATAAGTTCATCACACAAAAGTGTTTTATTAACTCGTGATTTGAGACCCATACGAGCAGGAATACTTCCTATAAGGGAAGCACTTCCACCAATTGGCAAAAAATTAAAAGGACTTTTACGGTGTAGAGGAATTGTATCAATTTCTTTACCATATCCATCATTCATACGAATGTGTCCACTTTGAACCTTATGCATAGAATCAAAATTAAACATTAATTTTTCTAAATCATCTCGCCAAACTTGTGAGATGTAAATTTTGTTTGGGTTGGCTATACTGGCACCAGCGTGCATACCAAGTAAAACAACCATTTTATCATTAAGAACACCTAATGCCATAGATCCACAATCACCACCCATAGTTAAACGGGGTGTAGTTGTTTCATACACATCAAGCATCATATCAATATCTTTAGCAGAATCTTTCATACGCATTCTACTTTGTTTTAAACATTTAAGAACTTGCTTACGCACTGAACCATCAAGTTCACGATGCATCCAAAAACCATTCATTTCTGGTGTTTTTGTTTTAGTCGTGAAAAACATGTTACATATACTTTTATTAGCTGGTAAATCAGCAACACAAAACATAGCAATATCTTTTTCAGTATCCAAAAACAAATTATTACCTTCATAAATCTTGAAAGTACGAGCAACAGGTACACTACCTTGCTCAGAATGTTTAGTAATATGCATTTTAACGACAAACTCTCTAAAAAAGTGAGCGCTGGTGATATACAATTGTCCACCAATAGCTAAAGCTTTACCCTCGCTACATTTACCTGTTTCAGTATAAATTTTAAAGCGAAAAAGATTTTCACTAAATTTTGAAATTTGATCAGAGATGGAACCTTGAGCGCACATCACTTGTGGTGATAAATCAACATTGGTGATATGAGGTGGTTCTTGCCACTCCCAAACGTTCTCACGTTCATTTTTAGGGCTAGGTGCTTTACCACGAGATTGAGAATTGCCTTGCAATTCAACAGTTTTCTCTGTGGTAAAAGAAGAATAAAATTTGTATCCCGTAATAGCAACTATTATAGCTGAAATGACAAGAACAATATTTTTACAAGGTTCGAGAGCAGAAGACAATTGTCTAGCGCTTGTTTCAAGGAGAAAGTTTTCAATCTTAATGATATACATAATAGCAAAACTTACAAAATTTTTTGCAAAAGGAATACCTTCCAGATAGCCTAGCAAGAAACGCGCAAAGTTAAGATACCACAAAATCATTGTGAAAAATGTGACATAAAAATATCCTCGATGTAAAGTAGCAGCACCGTCTAGGTAACCACTTTGCAATAAAATGCTTTGACATTTACATTTGTTCTCCTGTCCATAGCATTCTGCGCAAATTTCAACTTCTTGATATTTGTTGACAGCATGAATCATACGAGCATTTTGAGCATTGTGTGACTTAATAATTTCAGCATACCACTTTAGAAATTCATTGATATCTTCAGTTTCTAGAACAAAATCATACTTAGCCATAACACGATGTTTTAAATTACCAGCATGAGGACCAGGAGAAACTTTTTCAACTTTAATCTTCCAGAAATTATCATAACCAGCTTCAGAAGAAAGACGAGCTTTTTCTTGATCAAGCATCAAACTTCCATTCAATGCTCTAATAGCAAATTCTTCTTTGGGAGCCAACGTAATGACGTATGGAAAACGTCGTTGAATAGCAATTGGTACTTCAAACCAGCTGGATGTATTCATGGTTTTAACATTAGTTGAACCAAGAAACAACTTAGGTTTAACTGGATTTTTACCTTTATTTTCTAATTCGGCTTGAGGTGGAACCCAAGCAACAGTATTATTAATACGAATAATTTCATCTAGAGTTGTATCATCAGTTGCTTTTGAAGGCAATTTCACTGCAATATCATCAAGTAAAATACACCATTGATAACTTTTAAACTGACTCCAATATTCATCAGCAGCACAACGAGTGTACTTGAAAGCATCAGAACAAGATAAAGATTCACCATGTATATTACTAATCTTAGCAAAATAACAATATAAAATCTCCAAAAAAGAAGATTTTCCTACTGATGATTCACCAAAAACAAGTATAGAAAGTGGTGGAGAACGCGAACCTTGAGCCAATTTAGAAAGCTCATATTCACGACGCATAATAGTTAATTCTGCTATACGTTTTTGAATAAGGGAAACATCAAATTTAGAAAGAACTTGTTTGCACTGAAGCATATGTTTTCCTTCATCAATAGTAGAATTTAAATGTTCTTCAAAAGTTTCTATGCTAACACCAAAAGGCTCTGGGTTAGACAAAATTTTATGATCTAAAATCACTTTAGCATATTTGTCATTCCAGCGGGAAACATTATCTTCACTGAAGAAAATATCTTTAATTTGACCTGTGTGCATAAAACGAGTAAAATTCTGAATACCATATTTCATGGTTTTAAGAATAGTAATCATCATATCACCAGTGAATTTAAGAGAATTTTTATCTAAAAGATTAGAAAAATCTTCAAATTTACCATTATCAGAAAGAAGATCATAATTCAAATGTTGATAACACGAAAAACTTACAACATAAGCCATAGTTTTTCGTAAACTGCGAATAAATTCGCTACGGTTAATCATATCATGTGATTCAAAAATGGTTTCAAAATCATCAAAACCAGATTGAACTTCAAGATCAACAGATGACCAACATTCAATAATCTTATCATATAAAAAATGAGTGAGTTCATTAATAACTAAACTACCTTTACAAGCATGTTTAATAAGATGAGAACAAGCTACCAAAACATCGACAGCAGTATTACATTTCTTCATATCATGTATAAATAATAAAATATATTCAACCTTATCAACAAAAGATTGAGCATCAAGAGATATGTTCTGTACAAGAGCAGAAGGAATCTCAAAAGAGGGTACATCAAAGCCACTTTGAAAATTAGTTTCTTCAAATGAATCATAAGAATCTTCTTCTTCTTCTATGTCACTTAAAAAATATCCAATACATTCATATTGAAATTCTTCAGAGTGGGTAGAAAAATCATGAATAACATGTTCTTCTTGGAAATCTTCAGGGGTTTGCATTGTTAAAAGTTCTACTTCATGTGTAAACAAATATTGATCGTGATTTGGATACAACACTTCGGAAGTTTTACTCCATTCTGAATCGGAATCTGAATCGTAAAAACGAATCAAAGTATCACAAATTTCATAGGGGAGAAATTCTTCGAGAACTAAATCAACTGAAATAATCATGGAACGATTATTACGGTTAAGGGTTTTGTTTTGTAGGGTTTGAGAAAAAAGAGTTTCAGAGATAAGGAATAAAACATGATAGCATATCAGGCTACCATGAGTTGCTTAATTAAAAGACAGAGTCATTCTTTCTATCGGTAGAAATGGTGCGGCTAAGCACCTAAGAACCAGTAGCATACCATCAGGATTCGACATCGGAATAATCGTCCGCGTTGACCAAACGCGGATAGACATCGACCGATCCATTCCTGGGCTACACGATCATAATCACCTTGAACAAGAGTGATGTATTTTTCTGTTTTACGTTTTATTTGGTTTCATGTTGCCAAAAACGATATGTGATCATCACAAGTTAACTAGCCATTGGGAAACACTACTTCTGTAGTATTTGTTTCTTCAACCAATGGTGCTAAAATATAAATGGGTTCACATATTAAACAGTTCCAATACATATGCATGAACAAAATAATTAGAATCTTGAATTTAAATATACAACACAACGTATATTTTGGATCAAAAATTGGGTTTTCATTTTACTTCTGAAAAGAAGGGGGGTGGAAAGTCAAACAAAA